AGAAGATGGAAAGCCATTTAGGGTATTATACATAGACCCCGAACAGGGTAGTATTGATAGTTATTTAGAAAACTATGAAAATGAAGGTTATGATTTAAGAAATATATTCATTATTTATACTCAGTCTATTTCTGAAGCTAAAAGTTTTATTAGACGAGCAAAAGATAATGAAGAATTTTATGAATTTGATGACGAAGGAAATGAAACGGATACCGTATATCTTGATGCTGATGGTAATCCATTTAAAGCAGATGCAGTTGTAGTAGATGGAATTAGTTTACTTTATGTTGCTAAACAACAGAGTATGTTAAATTTCAGCAAAAAGAGAGCAACCGTAAGAGCAAAGAAAAACGATTTAATTGGTATGGAAAAGGAAGTTGCTGTTGATGGTGCAGGTATAGAAATTAAAGATTATCAGACCTTAAAATTTGAAGGACAGGATTTGATTCTTGATCTACTTGCTTGTGGTAAACATTTTGCTGTAACTTGTCGTGAAGAAGACGAAAAAGAATCTTATAAAGATAAGAATGGTGAAATTAAATCAATGGCAACTGGTAGAAAACAACCAAGTGGATTTAAAGATGTTCGTTATAATGTTAAGACAGTTCTTCGCACATTCAAAGATGATGATGGTATTATTAAGGCAATAGTTGAGAATAAGGATAGAACTTTAGTCCACAAACAAGATGAAATTTTAGTTGAACCAACACTTTTAGATTGGCAAATAGTAATTGATAAAAATAAGGGGAAGAAAGATTTTACAATTGCTAATAACCTGAATAAATCCGTTGACTTAGAAATGAAAGCAATTGAAAAAGAAAATGCTAAATTTAGTGATGAAATGGATAATGAGGGTGCTAAAGCAAATGCCGAACTAAAAACAGTTGAAGATTATCATAATGCTATCAAAGATGTTATAACTAAATTATCAGCAAAAGATAAGTCGTTAAAGCAAGAAAAAATAGCAGAAATCGGATTACCAAAGGCTTTTCAAAAGCTAAAAGATATTGAGGAATTGAAGAAATATCTAAATGCTGTTAGTAATTAAATAGAAGAATAAAATAAATAGAAGGGAGGTTTAATAACTTCCCTTCTTGTATAAAAGTAGGTGATAATTTTAAATGACTATATGTATCACTCGTAAATGTGGATATTGTAAAGAATATATAGATTTAGACATTGATAATTTTGTTTATATAAAAGACAAATATTATCATTTTGATTGTGCTGTTGAAGAAAAATTAAATATGAAAAGAAATAAATTATCTAAGAAAGAATTGATTATTAAATTTCAAGAAATTCAACAATTAAATAAAGAAGAAATAAACTATAAAAAAGAAAAAGATAGACTGTTTAGATGGTTACAAAATACATATAATACCGTAGTTCTTCCAAAATATTTTTACATGAAAATGGATGAGATTTTTACTGGAACATATAAGGGTTTATCTAAAGGGATACCCCCTGAAGATTTATTAGATATGTGGAAACGAAAATTAAATGAATTGGAAAGGATTAATAATCATAATGCAAGAAAAGGTAAACTTTTAATCGGAGTTGCTGTAATAAATTATGATTTGGCTGTATTACTTGGCAAATATGATAGTTATTTAAAATGGAAAGAAGATCAAAAACTATTGGAAAATGATAAGCAAAATATAATTAATGAAGCAAATAAACCTAAGATAAATTATGATTTGATTAATAAATCAATTCAAAATAACCAAGATTTAGATACAAATATAAATGATTTATTGGATGAGGTATTTTAATGACAGAAGTGCTTGAAGAAAAAGAACCTAGAAATATTCAAAACGAAATTCTTTTAGTGGGTAGTTTTTATAAAAGTCCTGATTTATATGTATCCTGGGGGCAATATATAAGAAGTAAATATGATTTTGACGATGAAGCAACTAAATTTTATTATGATTGTTTTGAATTAATATATAAAACATTTGCTCAATCTATTGATGAAAATAAAGTGAACACTTTTATGAGTCAAGATAAAGATAGGTTGAAAACTTATAAATCCTTTGGTTCTTATAAAACCATTACCCAATGGGTTGCTCTTGCCGACATTGATGATTTCAAAAACTATTTTAATATTGTTAAAAAATATTCTTTAGTAAGAGAATATCAAAGAAGTGGTTATCCTGTTCAAAAAATTATGCAACATAAAAAATTTAATGAATTCTCAGCACAAGATATTTATAAAATGATACGTGCAAAAGCAGATAAAATAAATACAGTTATATTAGCAAATGAAGAAAGTATTATTCTTAATGAGAATATTGATCAAACTATTAATGGTTTTATAATTAAACCTCAAATGGGGCTTCAAATTCCTTGGGAACAAACAAATGAAATGTTTAGAGGATGTAGACTAGGGAAAGTAGTCTTTAGTGGATATTTATCAAATGAAGGTAAAACACGCAATCTTATGAAATTAATTGCTTATATAACTTTAGTTAAAAATGAAAAGTTTTTATTACTTAGTAATGAAATGGACGAGGAAGATTTACGAAGTGCTTTAATTACTACAGTAGTAAATAATAGAGAATTTAAAGAACTACATGGAATTGATATTATTAAACCTGAAAAAGAAATAGTATTGGGTCAATATAAAGATGACAATGGTAAATATATCACTAGGATATGTGACGAAAATGATAATTTTATAGAAAGTGAAGATGATTATATTAAGCGGATACAAAAAAATTCTACTGAATATAGAAATATTATGGAAATTGGTAAATGGATTGACAGTAAGAGAGATAAGCAAATATTTTTCAAAGATGTTGGGATGGATTATTCAGATAAAGAGTTAGAATTTCAATATAGAAAACATAATATAATTTATGGAGTAAAATATGCAGGGTATGATACACTCAAGGGGTTCCAAACTGACGATTGGATGAGTATTAAACAAACAGGAACCAAATTAAAAGAATTAATGAAAGATTTAAAAATGTTTTTATGGGCAGTTTTCCAATTAACTGATGACACTATCTTCACAGATATATTCCAATTAAGTAGTAATAATATTGCTAATGCAAAACAAATGAAACATATTGCTGATATGTTGATAATAGGGAAAAGAATACCTAGAGAAGATTATAAAAAATATCAATATATATCAAATGATCAATGTTGGGGAGAACCTATTACTTGTGATTTAAATCTATCAAAAAAATATATGGCCTGGAAAGTGGATAAAAATCGTGGAGGAAACAAAGAAACTATTCCTTTACTTGAAATGGATTTGGATTTAAATACATGGTATGAAATTGGATATTTAGTTAGGAAAACATAATTGGAAGTGAATATATTTGGATATTAAACAACTTAAAGAATACATATATGAAAACAATCATATTGAGACAATACTCCAAGAATTAGGTATGCATCATATTAAATGGCATGACGGTAAAAGGTATTTAACTTGTGGTTTCCCTGATGGAGATAATCAAAAAGCTTGTGTTATTTTTAATTCTGAATTTTTTAATATTGATTCTTATACTAGGGATGTTAAAAATAAGGCAGGATATGCCCCTGATTTATTATCTTTAGTAGCATTTATTAAACAAGAACCATTTTTTGATTGTTTAAAATGGGTATGTCAAATTATAGGAATTGATTATTATTATTCATTTGACGATGATATTCCTGAAAGCTTAAAAATTACTAAATTACTTTATGAGATGCAACGAGGAGAATTTAATCAAGAAGAAAAGCCACTTAAACCGATATCTGAAAAAATACTCACTTATTATAAATTTTATGTAAATAACATGTTTCTAAATGATGGTATTTCTTATGAAACACAAAAGGAATTTGAAATAGGATATGATGAATTAAGCAATAGAATTACTATTCCCATTAGGAGTGAAATTGGTGATTTAGTAGGGGTAAAGGGTAGATTATTTAAAGAAACAATAGAAGAATGGGAACAAAAATATATTTATTTAGAACCATGTGCAAGATCAAAAATTCTTTATGGTTTAAATAAAACATATCCTTATATAAAAAAAGAAGGTAAATGTTTTGTTGGGGAAGCAGAAAAATTTCCTCTCCAGCTTTGGACTATGGGGTATCAATATTCTGTTGGTACTGGTGGAATAAAAATAACTAACCAACAAATAGAAAAACTTACTCGACTTGGAGTAGATTTAATATTTGGTTTTGACAAAGGAATAGAGAAAAAAGAGATAGAAGAAATTGCAGACAGATTTGTTGATGGAGTAAATATATATTATCTTTGGGATGATAATAATATTTTAAATGAAAAAGAATCTCCTTCAGATTCACAAGAAAAATTTGAATATTTAATTACTAATTGTTTATACAAAATAAAATAGAAAAATAAAAAGGAGCAATAAATGAATTATAAATTAATAGATGATAGTCTTAATGATATATATAACCCTAAAGAAACAGTTCTTAGGAATAGAGGAATAGAAGACGTTAATACATATTTGAATTTAGATGATAGTGTACTTATTCATTATAGTGAATTAGATAATA